CAACACCAGACTTACGTGCCCTTTGTTGTTGTATTTGTTTTTCACCTGTTAAGAGATTGTCAATGTGCCCCGCAATCTCTCCAACGTCTTTCGCTGTACCAATTGCAGATTTAATGCCATCGACTGCGCTCTTTACAAGCGCGATACCTGCAAGAGTTTCTGCGATCATTCGTTGTCCTCTTTCGTTGGTTAGGTTTCATCTTGTTTCTGTAACACGCATGGCACCGCGCGGTTGAACTTTGCCACCATACATTTTTTGAGATCGGCGATAGTCTGCATATGCATTTTTGTCACTAAAGTAACTAGGCAATTCCATACCTCGCTCTTTATATATGTTCCTAATATTTTCTATATTATTTTCATAATATTTTCTGTGCATACGAGCAGGAGCACTTGGCGGGAAAGGTTTAGCTATACCCTTTATTGGTTCAGGTTTCTTTTCTCGTTTCGTACTGACTTGACTTAGTCCTGAACTATACATGGTTGCTGACATTTAAAATTCTCCTGTTCTCATAGCTTCTGAAAGTATGACAGCCCGTCGTCCTACTTGTCTTGCCCAACGCGAATCCATCATTTCCATACTTGCAATGTCATACTTCTGTTCTTCTACTGCAGACCACATCTTTTTAAACTTACACAGGCGGGGTACTCCCATATTATAGGCCATGTCCATTAGTACAAGTTGACGAACTGCATCCAGATCTTCTACACACTTATGAACCTTACACAGTTCGTTTTCTACAATCTTAATATCATTTAAAGCAAGATATCGTGCATCAGCTTCTGTTATGCCATGTTCATAGACAACATCCATATTTGGTATGTCCATGTAATCTAGCTCTTCTTTACTGATGCCTCTGTCTTTCAGGTTACGACCTATACCTATAGTGTCTATGCCAAGCGTATCTTGGTACACAGTTAGGACCATACCCTCGTGCTCAATAAGCTTATCCAAGAAGTGCGACGCATTATACTTCATAGTTTTGTGTCCTTCCCACGGATGATTAGCAGTGTTCTCCATCTTGAACATAGACATTATATTTGCATAGCTCCTACAATACCGCACTTATATTCGACAGATGCCCACGAACCGTCCTTTGGAATGTCTTCATATATTTGTTTGTAACGAAGGCACTCATTTTCTTTATCAAACCACTGCACCGTTTGATTAAAACATTGACCGTTGGGTGTACACACAGTCAATACCAATGCCCAGATAATTATGTTCATTAATACTTTGCTTTTCTGCCACGATGAGCTTTACCGCCATACTTGTAGCCAGCACGACGTGCAGATGGTGGTGGAGTAAATGGAAGGCGAAATTCAAATTTACCAACTCTACCACCTTGAGAGTCAGAAATAGAACCTATAAAATTACCGCCAAGAATTTTACCAGATAATTGTAAAGTTTTTGTATTTCTACCTTTGTCGCCTTTTACTTTTTCACGATCAATAAACCCACTTATCTTTAAATCCTTTGGTAATTTTATACCTAAACCAACAGATGCTTTTTGATATATCTGTTTATTTATTTGAGGTGGAAGTGCTACTTTGTTTCTAGTAAAGGGTTGAGCAGTTTCTTTAGTTTTACTGTAAGCTCCCCCAGCAGTAAGACTAAATTTACCTAAATCAAGGGTTCCCTCACCTTTTAAATCTTTGGTTTTTACACCCATATCTACTTTTGGCACGTAGTAATAACCAGTATCTATTGTTTTTTTAGCAGAAGTAGTTCCACCTTCAATTTTATACCCTTGTCTACCACGTTCATTCGCCATTTTTTTTACTCCTGTTTTCCTGACCCATCCAGATACCAAATATACCAGTCATCACACCCATGATAACTGAAACAAACGCACTTTGTTGCATGGTAGGATCTTCAAGGTTCATAAACCACTCAGCGCATCGCCAAGACATTGCTATGCTTGCAATCATTGTAAGACGAGCGATAGCATTGTATTCAATTATGGCTCTTAGCCATTGACGCATTTATCTACGACGGGTTGGACGACGTGCCGGACGTGGACGTGGACGTGCAGTTGGACGACGACCCGGTGGACGTGCTGGTGCTTTGGGTCTTTTAGCTCCTGCTTTATTTTTCAAAGCAGCAATACCCCCTGCTATGCCTTTCTTGCCTAGTGCAGCAAAGTTTGGTTTTCGTTTTGGTCTTGTCATTCCGGGTCTAATTGCTTTTTTCATAGGGCGATCTGTTGGTCGCATAGCCATTTTTCGTCTCATTTATTCTCTCCTTATTTCTTTCCGAAAAATTTTGTCGCCGCTCGTGTTCCAAAAGACGCAGCTACAATTGTTCCTAACGTATACTGATAATACTGTGGCATAGCTTCAAGAGCAGCAAAACCTTCTGATACTATTTGCCTACCCCAATCTCCACAGAAAGCTAAAATTAAGGGTATGCTGAACAAAATTACAAGCCACTCGTCTTTCCAACTGGATATTGAAGCATCAGCCATCTTCAAATCCCAATCTATTTCACCTGTAGCTTTTTTCTGCATGACGACAGCCTCTGCTTCTGCTTTGGCTACATCTGCTTTTACTTTTGCTTTGGTCTTTTCAACACGGCCCTCAAGCCATGTCCCTGCGATATTTGCTATTGGTCCTATCAGGGCTGTTAGCATTTCCATCGTCTCCTTGCTTGGCGCAAGCGGCTGTTAGGATTCTTTGCTGCTTTGGGAAACTTCTTCATCTGCCCAGCAGAACGTGCACAGAAAGACTTACGACGCTTGGCATCTTTGCTTCCCGGCTTTACTTTACCTGTTACAGCAGTCTTGAGTTTAGAACCGGGGTTGGCACGTCTATATGCAGCAACCCCGGCTTTAGTCATACCAGCCCCTGCTTTCGTTGGACGAAAGTTCTTTTTGTTACGGGCTGGCATATTGTCACGTTTACGTGCCATTACTTTTTCCTAGCTGTTTGTGCTGCGCGTCGGAAGTTGGCTTTACTTGGTGCACCTTTACTTCCGGGTCTACGCATAGTCTCCCCGCTACCAGCTTTTATTCTGCGTTTTTTAGCAGCTATGTTGGCGTATAATCCACGTCTAGCCATGACTAAGCCTTAACTAACTTGTAGCCTTTTGCTTTGGCTGCAGAGCGAATTGATGCGAGAGTCATTGCTCCACCCTTTGCTCCACCCTTTGTTTTACCACCACGAGCCATACCTTTTGACTTTTTCATCATGGCTTTACCACCACGGGCCATACCCTTTGACTTTTTCATCATGGTCTTGCCGCCTTTTGCATAACCTTTCGACTTCATCTTGCCGCCTTTAGCCATGCCTTTTGATTTCATACGACCACCACGAGCCATACCTTTACTCTTCTTCATCATCTTCTTCATAATCGCTCTCCGCATATAGATTATCAAATACCCGTGCTGTATCTTCTACATAGTTTGGGTCTTGTTTAGAATGGTGAACCCACTGACTAGGAGTGAAGTCCGGTGGGCCATCGCCCGTTACAAACCAAGCAGGGTTCGTGACCCTTACTCTGTTATTTGGCAGTGCAACTATGTTGCCTGTCCACTCACCAGCATCCATCAATTCTAGCACGTGGCTTTGTTTGTGTTGGGCTGGATCATCTGCTACTTCAGTATCTGTGTAGTCAATTGTGAAGTAATATTTCGCCGGAAAGAAATCACCGTCTATTTTAGCCAACCACGGACAAGGGGTTGCCCTGTTCAAAACAAACACCGAATGGTGATGTGATTGGCAGTCCCACGGTTGCGCTAAATACGTTGGCATTGGTGTGGGCCATTCTTCTAACGGTGTGTCACCTACAAGGGCTGTTAGTGGCATTCGTGCCCACATTGCCCCGCCGTGTACATTTTCTTCTTCTTCACACCCTGTAAACAAAACCTGAAACGATAAAGTTTTCATGGGCAGTGTGGTGACGGCTATCACCATTGCGTGAAGAAATTCACCTTGATACCGATCAAAGTTGGTAGTATACTCTCTGCGTACCCAAGCTTTGAAATACGGTATGTTACTCGTAATGTAGTTCATTAGACTTCTCCATAAGGGTTTGTCTAATTATACCAGATAACTGTAAAATTATCAAGTTTTACGAGTTTTTCTAATTGATTCTTTACCACGTTTAGCGATTGCAGCTTGTTGTGTCTTACCAGCGGCTTTTGCTCTTTGTTCAAGCACTGTTAAAATCTGTATCTTTCGTGCAAACGGTTTGTTAATTCTTTTTACTTTTGCAACCGTTCTTCGTGCATCCTCTACAGTTGCATACTTAATGCTTACTGTATCACGGGGATTTTCATCCGTATACAAACGACGACCAGTACCCTTTGGTTTTTTACCTGTACCAACTTTTGGGTCTTTGCGTTTTTTTATCGGACTCATGCTTTGTACTTTGCCTTACGTCCACTGGATCTTTTTCTACCTGATGCAGTGACGGACCAGTTTACTCTGCCCGGTCCTGTCTTTTTGGACGCTTCTTTCTTGCTTATGCGACCAGCTACTTTGGCTGGTCTGCAAGCAGGATACGGACGTTTACCTTTTTCTTTACCAGAGCGACCACATTTCTTGCCAGTCTTTACATCTCGCCAATCTTCTTTGAACCATTTTGTAAGACCGCCTTGTGGTTTGCCCATTAGTAAGTACCGCCTCGTTTCTTATAGGTTCTAACCAACCAAGCATTTGCATATGCACTTGGATATACATCGAACTTGCGTTTAGCCTCTGCCTTTACTCGTGCGTATAGTGCAGGGTTCTTTGGCTTTGGACTTCCAGAGCTTTTCTTTTTTGGTGTAGTTTTCTTTCTAGGTGCCATTACTTACCCCAATGCTTAGCTAAATAATTTTGTACCAACGTTGACTTGAGAGCCATCGGGCTTTCTTCTTTTAAAAAGCTTGCGTTTATTTCAAACAGGTTTTTTAGTATAAAGCTTTGTTCATAAGAAACGTTGCTCGACATCCAACCTATAATTGCTTTACGCGAACCTTTTGTTATTGGCTTTACGCCGTGAGGATATATGATCGGGAATATAAGTAATTGTCCTTTTCCGATTGTATAGCTTATTTCACCCACATCGTTATTTAAGACAAACTCCCCACCCTCGTAATCGTCAC